CTTACCGAGTTGAAGTGGTTGTTGAGATGGGGTGGTCTATCGTTGTGTGTATCATATAGATAGCCCGATCGGTGTGAAGTAAAACTTGAAATAATTGGACGTAAAAGCCTGGAAATGAGGGGGTTGGGGCGAAATATCCGTTTCGGGTTGCGTGCGCGCCCGGTGTTATTGTACTATAATCCCCCAGGTACGTAGGACTCATATTTTTTTTACCCCCTAAAACACGTACTATCATTGAGATGCGGGTGTTTAGTTAAAGTGATACTTTAAGTGGGGGGTGTGAGATCCTGGAGGGTAGTGTGAGCAGTACTAAAAGGATAGCTTAGAATTGAACACAATGCGCCCGTATTCAATACTGCTTGATGTTGAGTGTTTAAGTGTGGGTGTGTAGGTATGATGTCTACTTACTGTGTATGCAAGAGATGTTTTCTTCAAAGCGAAGTTACAACATTTTTATGAGAATGTCAATAGTAAAGTGATGGTTTAAGTGTCTCGTTGTAGTGTCTTGATAATCAGTATATTTGCATTATATGAAGGCACGCAAGAGTACATCACAGTTCTACAAGGACAACCCTGAATCAGCGGAAAAGCGCAGGAAGTACCAGCGCAAGTTGAATAAGCGTGGAGATAAGAAGAAGTACCGTGCCGAGCTTGTTAAGAAGCGTAGGGATGCGGGTCGTTATGGTAATGGTGATGGAATGGACTACGACCATACGGAGAAGAAGTTTATTACTGCTAAAAAAAATAGAAGCAAGAAATGAAAGCACTAAAGAAAGTCCCTAGCGACAAAAAAGGATTGAGTAAGCTACCGACAGCAGTACGCAATAAGATGGGGTACATGCAAAAGGGTGGTAAAGTTGTAAATCCAGACGATAAGGTAAGACCAGAAGTAGGTAGGTGGTACATGAAACAAAGCAAAGAAATCAAATCTTTATTTGACAATGCTTATGACTCTGCTTATAAAAAAGGTGCATCTGGCGCTCAAGCAAGAGAGTCTGCTATTAAAGCGATAGAGAAAAAGATAGGAAAGACCATTGAATTTAAAGGTGGTGGTAAGGTATATAAGACCGGTGGTAAAGCACCAGTTGACCCACCTACTACAAGTCCTGAAAGCAAGTCAAGTTACAATATAGGTAACATGAGCTTCAAAGGTGAGGAGGCTGACCGATTGATTGCTTTTAATGAGCATTTAGATAAAGACTTCTCAAACCTAGACTTGTTTCAAAAAACAGAGCAGATTGAAAAGTTTATAAATTCAAAGGGACACAAGAGTAGTGAATCTATGAAAGCCTACAATGTAGACCCCGCTCTCAAGAAAACCAAAGCCCCTTCAATTGAAGATACCTTTGAGAGTTCCTTTGGAGAATCTTCGTTTGGAGGTTCTGATCCGTTTGATGATGATCCTGACATTCAGCGCATGAGAGAAGAAGCTGCGGCACGTAATAAGAAAAAGGGCAGAGGAAAAAAATTCAACACTGGCGGTGCAGTGGTAAAGAAGTACAAGAAAGGTGGTAAGGTTTTTAAACCTCACAATATGTACAAGAATGGTAAGGCGGTAATGGCTAAGACAATGAAAGATCACTTACGCCTCAAAAAGCAAGGATACAGTCACAAGAAGGCTTAATCCTCTAGCATTTTATAGAATTGCTGAATGAGCAATCGGGCTTTCTGCGTTAATGCGTAGCGAACTCGGTAGCTCATTTTTGTTTCTTCATAAAATAACTGTTGATCGGGGGTCATTTTACTAGGTGAGAGCCTATCAAAGTGCTTATACACCAAATCCTCGTGCATAGCGGGGTATATAAACCGCTCTTTCAGCTTAATACTACTGCGATTCATCTTTTCAGCGACATAATCAGCGGTCCAGAACTCTAAATCCACGCAAAAAAGCATAATCATCATAAAAGTGTAGTTCAGATTGTGTTCCTTCTTCATGTATTTGAGTGCAAAGTCTAAGTTTTTAAGCTTACCAAACTCTTGATTGTATTCATAGGAGCGGAGTCTAGCGAATTCTCGCATCTTCTTCTTCTTACTCCTCTTTGACTTCATTAAATTCCCTATTTTTGATAAAAATACTAATTAAGATGACCAACATAGACCTTTTTCTACAAGAGTTTACCGATAAAGCCAAGGAAATACAGGAATTATTGGATAAATATGGTCTTGAAGAAGAAATTACTATGGCTATTGGAGCTTCACACACCGATTGGGACTTAGAAGAGCCAAGAGTACAAATCGCATTCACTTCTCACGCTCCAAATTTGGATGATTTTGACGAGTTGTTAGCTTTTATACAGCAAGCAACGGAAGCGGAGAACAGTCCAAAAGAAGGAACGATAGATTGGTGGATAGATAAGTTTGGTGACGATACACTAAATTAAAATGAATCTAATTCGTAAGATTGTAATCGGGCAAAACCCGAAAGACGCTATGGCGTACTATGTTGGTATGCGTGTAGGGGAAAATAAAATAGTAGTAATTGAATTTAATGAAAGAGGGTACTACAAAACTGGTGAGCGCACCTACAAAATCTACATAGAGCATCCCAAGGATGGAACTATGTTTTGGAAGGAAGTTGCGAATATGCCGTGTATAGTAGAGTACGACCTCAATTTTTAGTATGAGAGCATTAGGTATGTTTGTTGTCCGACTTCCAAAGAAGTTCAAGGACACGATTTCTATTGCGGGGCAAGAGCTTTACCTCGCTTCAAAGTTTGATGAATTTGGTAACCGCATTAACTATGCGGAGATTGTATCCACTCCTGCGCGCCACGATGTGGATGCGAAGCCTGGTGATATACTTTACTTTCACCATCACGTATGTGTGGAGAAGAGTTTACACCTAGAGGATGATTTGTATCTCGTTCGTTACGATCCGAATGGTGGATATGGTTCTCATGCCTATGCATATGAGACACCCGATGGTGAAATCCATATGTTATCGGATTGGGTTTTTGTAGAACAGCCTCAAAAGGTTACTGAGAAGATAGTAGAGGGTATCATCATCTTAGAAGAAGATAAGGATGCTGACCACGGATTCATTAGATATGCAAATACCGACTTAAATTATCTAGGCGCAAGCGTTGGGGATAAGGTCTATTTCTCTAAACACTCTGACTACGCTATGGAAGTGAAGGGTGAGACGCTTTGGAGAATGAAGAACGATGACTTATTATACGTGCGTAATGGGTAGAAAGAAGTTTACATCGCTAGATGCTGCACAACGTTTGATGGGAGCTATGGAGATAGCAATCAACAATATGATTGAAGAGGTAAAGAAACCTGTTGATCCTGATCTTAATGGTTCGGGTCGGAAGGCGGAGCTACAGTCTATAAAGCAAACGGCAACAGATGCACGCGAACTTCTACAAGAAAGGCAAAGGTTGGAAGATATGATACGCTCCCTAAAGGATAGCGGTGGCATGTCAGAAGAAAATGACTTCTCAGGGGGATTTGCGGAAAGGTTTAGTAAGTAATGGCAGGATTAGTTGATATAGAGGAGTATGAAGACCCCGTAGTAAATGTTTGCTCAAACGATACGAGTGGCGAGGTTATTGATATTTCTGGTCTTTGCATTCAACTTCCCGAAGTCCCCGAAGATAAAGAGATACTGTTTCACGACTTACCTAAGAAGGAGCAGTATTGGCGTAGGACTCCAATGCCTAAAGACCTACTTACCATCCGTTCTATGGATGAATGGGCGGAAAGCCCAAGAGAGTTTAGAGCTAAGTACACCCCATATATTCAAAAAGAATTTACACGTAGACGTGATGGGGTATGGTTTTATAACAATGGGAAGCCCACTTACCTAACGGGTCGCCACTACATGATGCTTCAATGGAGTAAAATTGATATAGGTTACCCATCGTTTTTAGATTTTCAGCGTAAGCTATTTACTCACTTTCTCGCATGTGAGGTTGACTCCCGATCACTAGGTCAGATATACACTAAGTGTAGACGTTCGGGATATACCAATATGAGTGCATGTATTGAGGTTGATGAAGGCACTCAAGTAAAAGAGAAGCTCTTAGGTATTATGTCTAAGACGGGTAAGGATGCTCAAGAGAATATATTCATGAAGAAGGTTGTGCCTATCTTCAAGAGCTATCCATTCTTTTTTAAGCCTATACAAGATGGTACAACAAATCCTCGCATGGAGCTTGCATTCCGTGAGCCTTCAAAGCGTATTACCAAGAACAACAAGACTTCGCATAAGGGTGAAGCATTAGATACTATCGTCAATTGGAAGAATACTACTGCTAACGCATACGATGGGGAGAAGCTCCACATGTTGTATCTTGACGAGGCAGGAAAGTGGGAGCGACCATTAGATATTCAAGATGTATGGCGTATACATAGAACATGTTTAATAGTAGGTCGTAGAGTGATTGGAAAGGCATTGGTCGGTTCAACAGTAAACCCGCTAGACCGTGGTGGCGCACAGTTTAAAAAGTTGTACTACAACTCAGACCCTTATGAAAGGAACTCCAACGGAAGAACAAAAAGCGGTCTGTATAAAATATTTATACCTGCATATGACGCGCTTGAGGGATTCTTTGATAAACACGGAAACCCTGTTGTTGACGACCCGAAAGAACCCGTGGAAGGATTGGACGGAGAAGTTATAGATATAGGTGCAAAGACTTACCTCAACAATGAGCGTAAAGCATTGATGGGAGACCCCTATGAACTTAATGAGGTTATCCGTCAGTTTCCGTTTTCAGAAGACGAAGCATTCCGCGACTCTACCAAATCCTCTCATTTCAATATCGGTAAGATATACGAACAAATAGCACATAATGAAGAGGTCTATCCTTCGCCTGTGATACGTGGTAATTTTATGTGGAGGGATGGAGTCCAAGATAGCGAGGTTGTATGGTCACCCGATAAGAACGGAAAATGGCGTGTTTCATGGTTACCCCCTGAAGGAACAAGAAACAGTAAAGTGTCAAAACATGGTAAGTACCATCCAGGAAATCCACTTATAGGAGTGGGGGGAGTGGATAGCTATGACCTTGATA